AATTATTAAATAACAGTCAATGTCATTATGGTGTATTTCCGTTACTTAAGAATGATTTTAACTTAGCTAAAAGCAATATATTTGCGATTGAGATGTTAGCCGCAGGAGGAGTAGTGTTAGCTCCGATTGGCATACCAGAGTACAATATACCTGGTGTATTGAAATACGATAAATTTTCTGATGTGTTACGCATCATGAAAGATAAGACATTTGACAGAGAAAACATTGTCAAAGAGGGAAGGCAATACCTAAACGATGTTTTGCGCATCGACAAGGTAAACCAATTAAGGCAACAAATTTTAAACAATTTAAACTGATAAATTATGGCAGCATTTAGTGATTATTTTGAACAAAAGATAGTTCAATGGATTAGCGGTACACAGTTACCTACTCCAGGCGCAGCAACCTTCTTACAGTTGTATTCACAAGATCCAACGGAGGCAGGTAGTCCAACAGGTGCATTATTTTCAACAAGATATAGCATTGCATCTGGTGGAGCAAGTTGGACAACGGCAACAGGTGGAGCAGGTTCTGCAAGCGGTGCGACTTTGTCAAATGCTTCTGCATTTACAATTACATCATCTGCAACAGCAACGGCATCTGCTACACACTTTACTGTATGGGACGCATCTGCTACTGGTAACTTGTTATTTTACGGTCAATTAACAACGGCAAAAACTATTGCAATTGGTGATGAAGTAAAGTTCAACATCGGTGCATTAACTTTAGAGGTTAAGTAAAACATTCCTGCCTTGAAATATAGGCAGGAGTTTAAAACAAATGTATCATGTTTATATCACAAGCAAAGTTAAATAGGCTAAAAAGATTGGAGGGCAAGACTAACAAAAAGGGTCAGCCTTTAGCTATATCTAATTTTGCAGAAAGTGTTATAGAACTTGATAACATTATGCAGCAAATTACTATAACAAAGAGGAAAGAGATAACAAAAGCAGCAGAGCCTATCGCACTTGCTGCTTATAGAAATCTTGTTCCTAAATCAAATAAGCCGCATAAATTTTATGTAAAAGGTAAAGGTTTAAGGTATAATATTATGCCTGGTAATTTACAGCGTTCAATACAAATAGTGAGCGATGTAAAAAATCTTAAATATCTTACATCTGCTATTGGCCCATTATACAAAGACGCAGGAAAAGGAGTTACATTAGGTAGTGATTCTAAATCAGATGGCTTCTATGCGCACATGGTTTATGGAAACACTAAGGCATGGGTAAAAAGAGTCAAAAATAAAGCTGAAAGAGCAAGTCAAATGGCAGTAATAAATAAAATGTCATCTGAAGCGATGTTGATGGCTAAACAATATCCTCGTAAATTTTGGGAGTTATGATAGGTAAATTAATATATAGTAGGTTATCCACAGATGGCTCAATAACGGCTTATATTGGTACAAAGATATATCCGGACATTACTCCACAGAATGTGCAATATCCTTTTGTTGTTTACACTATTACAAATAGTTTACCAGTTGATTACAAGGATGGGCAAAGTAACTTGGAAGAAATTACACTACAAATAGATGTATATACGCAGAGTTACGATGATACACAAGATTTAGCTAATCTCATTAGAAATAGATTAGACAGATTTACAGGCACAGTAGAAGGTGTCGAAGTGCAGACTATTAAATATGTATCAAGTGATTCACAAGTATTTAACGCTGAATTATCTGTGTATTGGATGAGCATTGATTTTATGATAAATATGAAACGATGAAACTAAGATTATTAAAAGAATGGAATGGGAAAGCACCAGGTAAAGTAGGTGTATTTTTATCGGAGTACGGTGAGCAAATGATAAAAGATGGCATTGCAGAACTACTTGATGAATCTTTTGTCGTTGAACAAATGCCGCAGAAAGAAGAGACTAAGCAAGATCCAGTCTACATTCCTATTCCAGTGCCTATGTCATATTTCAATGACGAAGAACAAGAAGAGAAAATTAATAAACCAAAAAATAAATAAACATGGCAACTACTGGCATAATTAATGGTACGTTGATGCGATTATACAAGGATAGCACTGCTATCGGTTACGCAACATCCTGCCAAATGAACATCTCCGCAGCCATGCGTGAAATCTTGACAAAGGATAGCGCAGCTGGAGGATGGAGAGAGGTAAAGAAAGGTCAGCTTTCCGGCACACTGTCCACCGAGGCATTGTACGCAGGGCCTGGCGATTCTTCTACCAATTACTTATTTGATGATCTCTTTACCGATTTAATATCTGGTACTGCATTGACCATTAAATTTACCACAGACGTGCAAGGTGATAATGTCTTTACTATGAGTGCTATCTGTACATCATTAGACTTAAACGCAGGTGTAGAAGAGAATACAAGCTATTCAGCATCCTTTGAGGTGACTGGTGCTATTACAAAGACAGTTAAAGCATAATTTTAAATCCTAACACATGAAAACAATAACAATCGCCAACACATCCATACCGATTAAATTTGGTATGTATGTGTTAGGTACATTTCTAAGGGAGAGGAAGCTAAAACTTAGTGACCTTTCCCTTTTAGGAGAAGACCTTTTACTTGCTCTTGAACTTGCCTTTACCGGTGTTGAGCATGGTTACAAAGCTAAAGGGGAGAAATGCCCTTACACTTTGCAATCATTCTGCGACCTTGTAGATACAGACATGGGAGGAATAGCTCGCATAATGGAAATGATTTCAAATGAGATTTCACCACCAGAAGATGAGAGCCAAAAAAACGTAGTGGCGAAGGAGGAGAACTTACCCTTGAGTACATCGAACGCTTTTGTTTCGGAGTTTTAAGGTTTCCTCTTTCGCAATACTATGAAATGAGTTTCAGGGAGGTTGTTATAGCTATGCAAGGCTATAACAATCACTATGAACAACAGGAGCAAACACAGTGGGAACGAATTAGATGGCAGACAACACTATTACTAAATGTCCACACGGCAAAAGGTAAAAGTTTAAAGCCAAAAGATTTAATAGAATTTCCCTGGGAGAATCCTATAAAGAAAGAAACTAACAGAAGTTTGACAAATAACGACAAGTCAATATTTGACAAATGGGATAATGAAGCATAAATGGCAATAGGTAAACTACTTTTAAAACTTGGCATTGATACTACTAACCTTGACAAGGAGTTAGGAAAGGTAGAGAAGTCTATGAGTAAGTTTGGACAAAATATGTCCAATCTTGGCTCTACCTTAACCCAATCATTGACATTGCCAATTATTGGTGTTGGTGCTGCTGCTCTCAAATCCTTTGCCGACATGGAAAAGTTGGAAAATGGATTAATAGCCATTATGGGAAGTAGTGAGGGAGCAGCTATTGAATTAGAGAAGCTCCGCAAAGTAGCCGAAAATCCTGGCCTTGCCCTTCCCGAAGTTGTTAAGGCCTCTGCCTCTTTACAAAGTGTAGGTATGAATGCCGATGCAGCTCGTGAAACTATAACACAGTTTGGCAATGCCGTTGCCAGGGCAGGCGGTGGTGCAGAACAGTTTGATGGTGTAGTATTAGCACTATCGCAGATAAGCGCGGTTGGTAAAGTTACACAAGAAGATCTTAATCAGATTAAAGAAAGGCTTCCAGAGTTTGCCAGAGTGATGAAAGAAGAGTTTGGAGTTGTAACTGCCGAGGGAATTAGAGAACTCGGAATAAGCAGCGAAGAATTTATACAAAGGTCGGTAGGTGCTTTAGGTAATTTGGAAAGGGCAAACGGTGGATTGGCTAATACGTTTGATAATTTAAAAGATAACGTAGGCGCATCATTAGCAGAACTTGGTAAAGCAATAAACGAAACATTAAATTTAGAAGCAGTTGCCGCAGCATTAAGCGCAGGATTACAAAGATTAGTAGATGGTTTTAAGTCACTTAATCCGGAGACACAAGGCTTTATTGTTAAGGCTGGTTTATTAGTCGCAGCAATAGGGCCTGCTATTTTTATAGTAGGTAAATTAATATCTACCTTTGGAGCATTAATAGGTACTACAAGATTAATAATGGATACAGTAAAAAAATTA